GGGTCAGCCGACGAGGATGCTGGCGCCGTTCGGGTGGCCGTAGGCCCAGCCACGGCGGGCACGCATCTTGAGGATCGACTCGTCCGTCAACGCGCTCAAACCGTCACGTCCGTCGATGAAGATCGACTCCGGGCCGGAACGGACGCCGAGCAGCATCAGTTCGGGGTTGACGAACGCCATGAGGGCGCGGCCGGTCGGCGTCGACGTGGCGGTCGCGGCGAGCTTCGCGCCCAGGCTCCAGCGGATCGGCATGCTGAAGATCGTGTCGGGGGTTCCTGCGGTGCCCTCGATGAAGATCGGCCGGTGCTGGTCGTCCAGCACGCCGCGGAGACTCTTGCGGAACGCGGGGTGCGCGATGGCGACCATGCTGCCGGGGTCGAAGTAGTCGCCGGATTCGACGAGGCCGACAGCGGTGTTGAACTCGCTGTAGGTCGGGGCGCCAGAGGAGGAGGCGGTGGTGATGTTCGTGCCGCCGGTGTAGCTGAGGGTGGCGTCGGTCGTGTTCAGCAGCTGGTAGAGGCTGGTGAACGGGATCGTCGTGCCGTTGCTGGCCGCGCTGACGGCGAGGGACGCGTTGTCGATCATCTTGGCGTAGGACTTGCCCCAGCCGATCATCTTCGCCTCGATCACGTTCGCGACCGAGTCGTCGATGTCCTCTTCAGCGATGCGGGCCGCCTGGCCGAACTTGACCGCGCTGAGCAGGACTTCGTCGTTCAGCGACGTGTCCTCGGCGTAGGTGCCGCCCTTCGCGACGACCGCGACCGACATGCCTGCGGTGCGGGGGACGTGCTTGGTGTCGGAGCCCATGGTGATGCGGGCTGCGAGGGACTCGACGGCAGAGATCTGGGTGATGGACTGGACTACGCGGCTGGTCTCCCACTCTTCTGGGATCCATGCTTCCAACGTATTGCGCGCCATGGTGGCCCTCCTGCGGGCGGCGTGATGGGGGTAAGCGGTTGAGGCTCGGGCCCCATCACGGGCGCCTTCGCAAGCAAGGGTGTCAGCGCGATTCGATCACCGAATCAAAGCTCACAGGCTAAATGTACCTTCGAATGTCAAGCCCTGCCGAGGAGGCGGGCCGCGTGCTGCTCCGCCGTCGACTTCGGCTTCTCGACCGCGGCCGTCTTCGGCGCCCCGGTCGGGCGGGCCTTCGGCTTCGGCGTCGCCTGCGGCAGCAGCTCCGGGTAGTCGGCCTTCACCCGGTCCACCTCGGCCTCGGCGCCGATGAGGTCGCCGTCGTCGTCAACGCTGATGGCATCCCAGTCGATGAGCTTCAGCAGCCGGTCCGGCGCGGTGAACCCTGCCTCGGCGAGCGCGGCCCGGACGCCCGACTTCTTCATCGGCTCCCGGAACCGCTTCTCGCCCTCCTCGCGGGCCTCGCGCAGCGCCTTCTCGTGCTCGGTTTCGTCACCGCGGACCTTGTCCTCCAGCTCCTTGTTGCGGAGCCGGTGCCGCTTGGCGTCCTCGTTGGCCTTCTTCAGCGCGGCCTGAGTGCGCGCCCACTCATCTTTCGACGGGGCCTTGAAGTCGTCCGCCTTCGTGGGCGGCTTGGGCTTCGGGGTGTCGTCCGGCTCCGGCTCCTCGTCGGGCTCCGGCTCGGGGTCGGCGGCGGGCTCGGACTCCGGCTCGTCGGGGACCTCGATGTCCGGCTCGTCGTCGTCGGCGCCTCCGGCGATCACGTGGATCGGACGGCCGTCGGCCCGGTAGCCGAGCACCGTCCCGGGCGGCCGGCTGATCGCCGGGCGGTGGCGGGTGGTGGTGTGGATGCCCATCTGTGTTCTCCCATCACGGGGTTGGCGGCGGCCCATCGTCGGGCGCCGGGTCTATGCGGCGGCTGGGAAGCGCCCGTTTCTGAGTGCGGTGCGCGCGGTGGTCTCGACCGCGGGCAGCAGGTCGTCGACGGTGCGCAGGAGTTCACGGGCGGCCCTCAACCGGACGGCACGGGACTCCGACGGGCGGGCCCGGCCGTAGCCGATAGCGCGCTCGGCCTCACGGCGCAGCGCCTCCGGGAACGGGATGCCGTCCGCCTTCCACGAGTCGCTCCACGGGACCACCCGGCATCGGCAGTGCGGGTGCTTCGGCGGCCCGTCGACCGCGGGCGCGTTCGTGCGTCGCTGCTTCGGATCCCAGGAGAGACCGCCCGGGAACGGCTCGTCGGTCTTGACGACGCGGCCGGTGTACGCCAGACACACCGCGCAGGCGTCCGCCTCGGCCACCCACACCCGCAGCGGCGCCGTCGCCTGCACGACCGCGTCCAAGCCCTCGTGCACGGCGATGTTGACCACCCAGGCGATGTGCGCCCGCACCGCCGGCAGCGCTGCCCTGGCTGCGCCGAGTCCGGCCAGTAGGTGCGACCAGCGCGTCACCCGATCCGGGTGAAGCAGGTGCAGTGCCCGGTCACGGCGCTCGATGACCATGTTCCGGATCCGGTGCGCCTCGTCCCGCAACACCCGTCGCACGGCTGGCACCCGCGGGGCGCGGCGGCGCCGGCCGGACGCGGCGGTCACGAACGCGCTGCCCTGCTCGACGCCCATCGCGAGTGCGGGGGCGAGCTGGTCGGCGAGGGCGCCGGGTGCCCGGTCTGCGACGCCGCCGAGGATGCGGCGGACCGTGGACTGTGCGGCGTTGAGGATCCGGCGCAGCAGGTCGCCGGACAGGGCCTGGTGGTTGGGGCCGCCGAATGCTCGGGTCCAGGCCGTGAGCGTCGCCCGGATGAGGTCTTCGAATGCGCGGTCCGACCGGGCGAGCGCGCGGGTGGCGGCGCTGTTCTCCAGGTCGATGACCTCGCCGGTGTGCTCGTCCTGGACCAGATGCAGCAGGCGGTCGCTGGAGTACGGCATCAGCGTTCCTCTTGCGCCTGCGCGAGCGCTTCGAGGTCGTCGATCGTCCCGGACAGCAGCGCGGTGACCTGATCGCTGGTGATGACGCCGAGTGTGGCCGCGCTCCCGAGTTTCTGTGCGGAGTCAGCGAGCGAGGCGAGGACGTCAACGCGGCGCTGCAACTCGGAGTCGTCGACGCCGGCGAGCCAGGCATCGACCTGCTCGGCGCGGTAGCCGGACTCCATGAGTGCCTGCCGCCTGGGGACACCAGCGTCGATCTTGGCCTTGACTGTCTGCCAGCCCTCCGCGGTCGACACGGACCGGGCAGGTACCCAGTCGACGGTGATCACCGGGTTGGCCACGCCGAGGCGGCGCAGCGCGAACACGAATGCCTCATGGACGGTCGCGCCGTAGGAGGTCTGCCGGTTCTCGACCTTGCTGATGAACGGGCCGTCCTCCTCTTGGAAGGAGACCCCGGAGCGTTGGCGGCTGGACTGCGGGTCGAACATTCGCAGCGGCGTGTCGGTGATCTGGGCCATCGCCCGGATGTTGAAGTCCATCGGGGTGAGGAAGACGTTTGGTTGCGCCGCATCGAACTGCCCGACGGCTTTGAAGCCACGCAAGAGCATCATCTCGCCGGGCCCGGCCTTCAGGCTGCTGTCCTCCCCGGAGTCCTTGGGGCCGAGTCCCTTCTCCGGGAACGGCCAGTCGTTGTCGGCGAAGTCCCCAGGTTCCAGATCGCTCGTGTCGGTGTTCGCGGTCTCGGTGAGCGCGTACCGCTGCGGGAAGCCCTGGTAGTCGACGGTGCCCATGTGGGTTTGCTGGAGTTTGTTGATCGCGTTCTGCGGGCCGTAGGCCCCGTAGTGCTCAGGCGTGCCGTAGGGCCGGTCAGTGCGGAAATGGAAGACGGGCTGCTCGCCCCAGTCGTGGTCGAGGGACCACGACTCCGGGTCCTCGGGGTCGGCGGGCCAGTGCATCCAGTCCTTGGCCTGGCTGCCGCTGGAGTTCGCGGCAGTGGTCCACCGTTCGGTGCGGTCGTCGTGCAGCAGCTCAGCCCGCTGGTACTTCCCCTCGCACCATCGTTTGATCGTGTACGCCTTCTTGCGCGGGTTGTCCTCGCTGTAGATCACCCGCACCGTCTGCGGCGAGTTGTAGAACATCTCGACCCGCACGACCTTGCCGGCCTCGTCCTCGACGGGCAGGACCATGAGGTAGGCGTCGCCGTACTCGCCGGCCCGGCGGAACACGTCGGGCATCTCCAGGTTGAGCTGGTTGTCTTGCCAGATCTGGGAGATGAGGGCGGTCACGTTCGGGTCGGGGCTGGTGATCGCGGCGATCTTCAGCCGGTTGGTGACCGCGTTGACGGGGGTCTTGGCGAAGTTGAGGTCGAAGTCGATGTCGTGGGCGCGCAGCGCGCGGCGGATGCGGGTGCTGGTGAAGACCTCGGGGACTTTGCCGTCGTAGTACAGAGCGGCCCGGTCGTACTCGGGGCGGGCTTCCTTCAGCTCTTCGATCCCGTACATGAGGTCGGTGCGCGGGTCGACACTCTCGTCTTCCAATGCGACCTCCACGCTCGACCTTTGAATCGAAGGATAGACGGTCACGCAAGCCGCTGTAACTATCGCACCACTATGGATGGACGCTGGAAACTAAGGTCAGACGTAGCCTGAGCTCACCGCACTCGGCGGCGCCTGCCTCTTCGGCGGCCGCAGGAAACGCAGCACCCCGTTGCCCACGCTGTCGATCAGGTCATCGTTGAGACCCTTCGGGAACGCCACCATCTCGTCCTCAAGGTCCAACAGGCGCTTCTCGTGCACCACCCGCGGCGGCACCATCTGATACAGGTTCAGCAACCTGCCCGCACGCACCGTCTTCGGCTCCGTGTTGTGGACCGTCAGCAGCCGGACCGGCAAGCCGTGCAGGATCTCCCGCCACATGTCGCCGCCCTGGTTCGTCTCCACCAGCACGGCGCCGACCTCGGGGAACGAGTCGAGCAACTGGAACACGCGCTCCCGTAGCGCCGCACCCTGCATCTTCACCCGCTCCGCATGCCGGACCACGCACCGGGCCGGATCGGGCGCGGCGGCCGGCACCCACCCCACGACAGAGAGGCCAGTGAAGTCGGAGGACTTCTTCGTCGTGACGGCGCCGTCGATCGAGAGGAGTTGCCGCACCGCGGGGAGCGGCCCGTAGGTGAAGTCGGCGGGCGACCAGTACTCGGTGTCCTCGGGTACGGGCCGGTTCTTGAACGACTTCGCGTAAGCACGTGTCCCGGAAATCGACTGCAAGAACTCCGTGCTCCAGCGGCCCGGCCACAGCGACCGCTCCGACCCGTCCGGCAGCCGGACGAGGGGAGGGAAGTACGTCACCCGGAACCGCTCTTCACCGATCCACCGCGCGGGCTCGCCAGCCTCGGTCACGCTCTTCGTCAGCACGTCGAGGATTCCGCCAGGCAGGTTCACTGTGCCGACGAGCCGGACATGCGCCCGGTCGTTCATCGGGAGTACGCCGTCCAGCATCGTGGTCAGCCGCTTCTTCGCCTGGTACGCCGAGTAGCCCGCTCCCTCTTCGCCCTCGATGTCGTCGAGGAGCAGCATGTCCGGGCGCCGGTTCTCTGGGTCGACGAGGCCGAGGACTTCCGTCTCGATGCCGCGGGCGGCAAAGCTGAAGGAGGACTTGGTGAACAGCAATGCTTGGGAGTCGGATACCGCGGTGCCATTCGCTTTGCGGGCGGGTTCGCAGAGATCCGGGTAGTCGGTGCGAAGGAGTCTGTTGGTCTGCAATTCGCGTCGAAAGCCCGCCAAGTGATCTTGACTCTGGGTGGCTGAGCTGCTGAAGGCGGCGACGAAACGGACGTGGCCATGGCAGGCAGCCCAGAGCGGTACCACGAGAAAGAGGGTCGTCGACTTGCCCGAGCCTCGGGGGGCGACGTAGGCGCGCCGGGACTCTTTCGGGCCCGCGTCGCGGATCAACTCCAGCGCGTCGCGGTAGATCTGGAGGTGGACGTCGCCGAAGGTGATGTTCCCGTCGTGGTCCTTCAACAGGTGCGGCGTGTAGAGAACCGCCCACATCAGTGGATCGAGACGGGTCAGGGCGCGCCTGCCCTCGGGGGTGCCGAGGAGACGCGGGTCGACGTCGGCAACGTAGGCGCCGAGGTCGAAGGTGCCGGCGTCGTAGGGGGTGCCGTCGAGGGCGTGGAGGTAGGGCGTCATGATGTGGCGTCGCCCTTGATCCGTTCCTCCTCCGCAGCGTTGCGCGCCTGCGTTTCCCGGATCAGCTCGGCCAGCTCGATGTCCTGCTGGGTGACCTCGGTGACTTGTGCGTCGACCTTGGTGGGTGCGTCGAGGCCGAGCAACTTGCGCTGCGATTCGTTGTTGCGGCGCCGCGCGTCCTCGATCTTGATGAGGCGGTCGATGGCCTGGAGGACGGGCCCGTCGTCGAGGAGCGGCTCACCGTCGACGGAGATGATCCGTCCGTTGTTGACGGTGATGTGATGCCGGGTGAGGACCTGGCGGGCGTGCTGCTCCAGGTCGTCGAGGCGCAGCAGTTCGGCTTCGAGGCGTTCGAGGTGCAGGATCCGGTAGGCGTCGACCTTGGGGTCAACGCGGCGGGCCAGCTCTTCCTTCAGCAGGTCGCGGGCTGTGGTCCACGGGATGCGGACGCCGCCGGTCGGCCCGTCGGGTGCGGCGGTGATCGCGTCGATGGCTCGGAAGGTGTGGCCGGCGAGCTTGAGGTCGAAGACGATCCGGGCTTTCTCTGCCTTCTCGGCCCGGTTGGCGCCCTTGTATGGGCCGGGTCCGCCTGCCATGTCTGCCTCCTCGTCCTCGCACTTCACGGCCTGCGACCTTTGAATCGTAGGACACATGCGCCAATCGGTCGCGGATCATGGGCTCGATCCGGTCGGGTGGGTGCATCATTGAAGGCATCCCGGCCAGAGGGGGCAGTCATGGTCAGCGACCGAGGGGGCCGCGCAGGCTTCGTGTACCGCACGCGCTTCGCGGTGTACCGCGCACTGCGCCGACAGGGTGCCTCGAAGTCGAAGGCCGCGCAGATCTCGAACGCCGGCCGGACCTTCCCCCAGCGCAGCCTGATGGCCCGGAAGGCAGCGAAGGCCAGGCAGGCGCGGGGGCGCAAGAACCGCTGAGGCGGCGGCGAGAAGCCCCGGGACTGGACGGCGGTCCCGGGGCTTCGGTGCGTCAGGAGCAGGATTCCTCGAACTTCACCGCGTTCAACGTCACCGGCTGTCCGGTCAGCTTCGCCCCCGCCGCGGGCTTTTGGGAGCACACCTTCCAGTTCGACTCCACCAGCACGAACCGGCTGTCCCCCGTCGCGTCGTTGACGGTGATCGACGTGCCGGAGTCCAGTGCCGCACGCGCGACCTTCACGGCCTTGCCTGCGAAGTTCGGCATTGTCGACCCTGCGGCGGCCGGCGCCGCCTGGTCTGTGGCCGGGCAGGTCTCGTCGAGTTTGACCGCGCCGAAGTCCAGCTTCGTGTCGGTCGGGACCGCCTTGCCTGCGGCGGGCTTCTGGGAGCAGACCTTCCAGTCGCGGTCGAGGATCTGCATGCGGTCGCGGCCGAGGGAGTCGTGGCTGTCGAGCCCGTAGAAGCCGGCCGCTTGGGCTTTGTCCTGTGCGGACTGGAGGCCCATGCCGGCGAAGTTGGGGATCGGCTTTGTCTCGGTGTCTGCCTTCTTCGCGTCGCCGCTGTCGGCTGAGGCTGGGGAGCCGACGGCCGGGGTGGTGGCGGTGCCTGCCGTCGGGGTCTTGTCGTGGTTGCCGCCGACGGCGTTGCCGATGGCGCCGAGGACGAGTACGCCGCCTGCGATGCCGCCGATGAGTTTCCAGTTGGCCATGGTTCCCCCTGGGTTGTGCGGGTTGTGGTGGTCGGTGAGAGTACGGAGGGGGATGGCGGTGTGTGGGGTGTGTGACGGGGTTGTGACACGAACGGGTGGCGGGCGCGCGACGGAGGGGCTCGACCGGGTGGCGGTCGAGCCCCTCAGCTGTGCAGGGGTGCGGTCAGGTCAACTCGGCGTGCGAGATGACCGGGTGCGGTACCAGGGAGACCCAGTCGCAGCCGCCGTGTGCATGCACGGCGCCGCTGTCCTCGTCCTGCCACGCCTGGTCCAGGTCGAACGGGATACGGCGAGCGGCCTCGACGAACGGGCCCTTCGCGGCTTCCTTGCTGGCGTAGACGCCGAGGACATCGCCGCCTTCGTGGTCTTCTCCGGTGGCCAGGACCCAGACGATCGGGCCGGTCTGCTGCTGACGGTGGGCGAGTTCGGCCATGGGGTTCATCCTGTCGTGTCGGCGGGTCAGGCGGGGCTGTGTTCGGGGCAGTAGTCCCGGCCTTCGACGTCGCTCCACCCGTCGGCGGCGAGGGAGCGGCGGTGGTCGGCGGCTTCCTTTTCGCGGGGGGTGGGCTGGCAGGCGGCGCGGAGGGAGTATTCGGGGCAGTCGTCGTGGGCGCAGCGGATGGTGTGGGCCATGGCGGGCTCCTTCGGGTCAGGCAGCCAGCGCGTCTGCGAGGAGCTGGACGCGGTGGGCGATAGGGCAGTCGACGGGGTACAGCACAGCCGCGGTGGCGAGGCCCGGC